GTCGAATGATTGGTGGTCATTTTGAAATTGCAGGATTCGAGGTTATCGCTGGAGTCAAGCACTCACATGGGTTTAGTGCATCGAACTTTAAACGTTTCGATAAAGTGTTATCTGGTCACTTCCATATCAAGCAGTCACAAGGCAACATACATTATCTTGGCACACAATATCAGATGACATTTTCTGATGTTTATTCTACCAAGGGGTTTCATGTCTACGATACTGAAAAGGATGTATTGGAATTCATACCAAATGAAAACAACATCTTTCATATATTCACATATGACGACTCGACTCCTGATGAGGTAAAAAAGATTGCCAATTATGTGAAAGAAACAAATCTAAAAAATGCATTTATTCGAATAACTGTAAGAAGCAAATCAAAGCAGGAAATCTTTGATAAATTCATTGATGCTTTGTGGAGCAAGGGAATCCAGGATCTTTCAATTAATGAAGATCCTCTAGAAAAATCATCAACTGTTGAATTTGATGAATCAGAGGATTCAATAAGCATCATAAATCGTGAAGTGGATGCAATTGAAAGAGATATAGACAAGACTAAATTGAAGACGATCATTAAAGACTTATACATGGAAAGTCTCTCCATATGATTAAATTTGAAAAAGTAAGATTTAAAAACTTTGGATCTTTCGGTAATACCTTTACCGAAATTGAACTAGACAAGAATAATACAACTTTAATTTGTGGTAACAATGGAAGTGGAAAGTCTTTTGCATTTCTAGACTCCATTACCTTTGCTTTGTTTGGTAAACCTTTTAGAAAAATAAACATACCACAACTGGTCAACTCAATCAATGAAAAGGGATGTCTAGTTGAAATTGAATTCTCAAAGGGTGCTGATAAGTTCATGGTTCGCAGAGGCATCGGTCCAAGAATATTTGAAATTTATAAAAATGGAACGATAATTGATCAAGAAGCAAAGAGTCTTGATTATCAGGATATTCTTGAACAACAAATACTAAAGATGAACTATAAGACGTTCACTCAGGTTGTCATTCTCGGTAGTTCATCCTTTGTGCCATTCATGCAGTTGAGTGCAGCAGACCGACGATCAGTCATTGAAAATATTCTTGATATCAATATATTCAGCACCATGAATATCGTACTTAAGGGAAAGATTATTTCACTTAAAGAAACAATCAAGGAATTGAATTCTAAAATTGAATTGGAAAAGAGCAAGATATCAATTCAGAGAAATTATATTTCAACTCTGGAAAAGAAGAACTCAGAAGAAGATGAAGATGTTTCCGATAGAATCAAAGAACTAGAGGATAAGATTCTTCATCATAATTACTCTCTTCTTTCTGAGAATCTTACTCTAAATGCTATAGAAACTGATATTCAATATCTTAAAAATGGCATCAAAGAATGTCAATCCAAATCAAAGAAATATAACTCTATAATTTCTGAGTTTGGTGCAAATAAAAAGCAAAAGCAACAAGAGATTGTTTTCTTTAAAGAAAATTGCAAATGCCCAACCTGTAGTCAACCCATTGAAGAAAAGATGAAGAAGGAAAAAATCCTGACTACAAATTATGAAATTTCAAATATTGATGATCAAATCGAACATGTAAACAGTGCGTTAAAAGACAACACGCAGAATGTTGAGATGTTGGAATTACAACTTGAAAGAGCATCAAAATCTCTGTCATATGCAAATGGTGTCAACAGAGAGATTGAGATGCTTAAGAAAGAAATTGAAAGAATTAAATCATCAACTAAGAAATCCACGATTAAAAATAATATTGTGGATGAAAAGGAAAAACTAAAACTTCTTGAAGGTGGATTTGTAGCACTTGAAGAAGAACGTAATCTTCATTCCGAAGAATTAATGTATCATGAATTTGCCAACGAACTTCTTCGCGATGGTGGTGTGAAGACAAAGATTATAAAATATTATCTTCCACACATGAACAAGTACATCAATAAATTCTTATCTTCGATGGATTTCTTCGTGCAGTTCCATATGGATGAAGAATTCAATGAGCAGATCAAATCAAGATATCGCGATGAGTTTTCCTATATGAATTTTAGTGAAGGCGAGAAGATGCGTATAGATCTGGCATTGCTCCTTGCATGGCGTGAGGTAGCACGACTCAAGAATAGTGTAAATTGCAATTTGCTTATTCTAGACGAGGTTTTTGATTCTTCACTTGATGGTGTCGGTATGGATGATCTCATGAAATTACTAAAGATCATAAGCGACAAAGCAAATGTATATGTGATTAGTCATAAAGCAGATCAATTGGTTGACAAATTTTCTACGATAATCTCTTTTGAGAAAAAGAATAATTTTAGTAGAATGATAAATAACTGATATGAAATCGATAGACAATTTAAACTTTAGAGGTAAGTTTAAACAATACGATCCCGATGGTAAACCATATTTGTACCGTATAGGTGATTCTGTAGAATTCAATGGTAATGTTTATGTTGCTGTCAGACCCACTTCGTCCAGAATTCCTGGAACTATGGAAGGTAAATCTTATTGGAGCGATCTGGGTGACAGCGATGGGTTTTATATTTCAGAATTTACTCCACCAAATTCCTCAATAGGAGATAGATGGTATGTTCCATCTACAGGAATAATGTATACTAGAATACAAGAAGAAAGTAACAAGATTTGGGTTGAATTATGAGCATGACATGGTATAATGGAGATTGTAATGAAGCGTGACGATAAACATCAGGAAAAACCAAAACCACCCAAACAATTAAAATCCGTAAATAAAAAAGAAAAAGATTCGGAAAAAACAAAGTCAAAGCAAAAATTAAAAAATCTTTGGCAAAATGGTTTTGATGATGGGTACGATGATTATGAGAACAATTTTCAGAAATTTTAATTATGAGCACTGTAACATTTTCTAAAAATACTCTAGCGATTCTTAAGAACTTTTCAAGTCTAAATTCAAATCTCCTGGTTAAACCAGGAAAGATAATCAAGACAATTACACCATCCAAGAATGGAATGGCAATTGCAACTGTTGACGAAACATTTGATGTTGAGTTTGGAATCTGGGATCTAAACAAGTTTCTGGGTGTTATTAGTCTTTTCAACAATCCGTCATTTACTTTTGGTGAGAAGAGCGTGAAGATCAAGAATGGTGGTAATTCTGTAGTGAATTATTACTATTCAGAACCAAGACTGCTTTCGGTTCCGACCAAAGATGTCATCATGCCAGCGGTCAATATATCCATTACACTGACTGATAAGCAATTTTCTGAACTTCAGAAAGCAGCATCAGTAATGCAATTGCCCGATCTTTCATTCACAAATGATTCTGGTAACATTGTAGCAATGGTTTCGGATCTTGGAGATCCAACCAGCAATACATACAAGGTCGTGGTGTTTGAGGATTGGAAGGGTGAGTCTTTCTTGTTCAACTTCAAGATGGAAAACATCAAGATTCTCCCTGGAGATTATACCGTTAATTTTGCTAAGAACGTAGTGGGTGAATTTGTAAACAACAACATTTCACTCAAGTATTGGTTTGCCATGGAAGCGAACACTTCAAAGTATGGATCTTAATTATTATGAACCCTGACAATTTTTTGTGGGTCGAAAAGTATCGACCAAAGACCATCTCGGAGTGTGTTCTCCCCATGTCGCTGAAGTCAACCTTCAGCGACATGGTTGCTAAAGGAGAACCACAGAATTTACTGTTTTCGGGTACTGCTGGTGTCGGTAAGACAACCGTTGCCAAAGCACTTTGCAACGAAATGGGTTGCGATTGGATATTGATCAACTGCTCTGAAGAGGGCAACATCGATACACTACGCACAAAGATTCGTCAATTTGCCAGTACAGTCTCCCTGAGTGGAGATGTTCGTAAGGTAGTGATCCTTGACGAGTTTGACTATTCAAATGCTAACAGCATTCAACCTGCTCTTCGTGGAGCGATTGAGGAGTTTGCAAATAATTGCAGATTTATTCTGACCTGTAATTACAAGTCAAGGATTATCGAACCGATACACTCCCGATGCACATGCATTGATTTTTCTCTACCAGTCAACGAGAAACCAGCAATTGCTGCTAAAATGATGGAGCGTTGTTGCCATATCTTGACACAGGAGGGAATCTCTTACGATAAAAAGATTTTAGGTCAACTGATTCTAAAGTATTTCCCAGATATGCGTAGAATCATCAATGAACTCCAACGATACGGGGTATCTGGAACCATTGATATTGGTATTCTAGCAAATGTCAGTGACGTAGAGATCAAGAATCTCATGGGTGCTCTTAAGGCAAAGGACTTTGCCACTGTTCGTAAGTGGGCAGCATTGAATGCAGAGAACGCTCCACAGGAACTTTACAGGAAACTCTACGATGCCCTGGGAGACTATCTGGAGAATCAGAGCATTCCAGAGGCAATCCAGATCATTGCAAAGTCCCAGTACCGATCTGCGTTTGTTGCTGATCAAGAGATTCAACTGATGGATTGCCTGATTCGCATTATGTTGATGTGCTCATTCAAATAATATGCTTTCCGAATTCCTAAACTCAATCAACCAAACCAAGGAAAACCTCATAAAGAGTGACCCAAAACTCGAAAAGGAGTATATTCCTTATGTTACTAATAAGTGTTTTTCTTATTTTCCAGAAACAATACTACATGCGTCCAAGATGAATGCTTGTGCTTTTCTGGATAAAAAGATACAATACGACTATTACCTGTATGCCTTGAGCAAGAAAAAGAGGTTTTCTAAGTGGGTAAAACCAGAAAAAGAGGAAAAGATAGCACACATCAAAGAGGTTTACGGGTATTCTGACAGGCAAGCAAGAGATGTAGCAGACCTTCTAAACCTAGAAGACCTCAAGCAACTAAGTCAAAAAGGTGGTCAAAAACGGTAAAAACCTAAATAATTTCTGTCAAAATGGGAGTATATTATGACAGAAGATATTTTTGAAGGTTTGGGTGTAGAAGTAAAATTGAAGAAGGAAGAAGATTTCCTTAAAGTAAAGGAAACACTTACTCGCATAGGTGTGTCTTCCAAAACAGAAAAGAAACTTTACCAATCTTGTCATATTCTCCACAAACGTGGTAGATATGCAATCATGCATTTCAAGGAAATGTTTGTTTTAGATGGTCTAGACAGTGACATGTCTACCGATGATTTGGGTAGAAGAAACACGATTGTAAAGTTATTGGTAGAGTGGGGATTGGTTGAAGTAGTAGATCGTACAAAATACGAACAACCACAACTTTCGCTTGCAAGATTGAAAATTATTCCACACAAAGAAAAGTCAGAATGGACACTTGTACCAAAGTACC